GTGCGCCGACAAGCCCGCTTTTGTTTTTGCTTCAAAACCGCATATCGGACAAGTATAAGAGATTTTTCCGAGATTTTCTTTCTTATCTTCTTCCTTTGGAAGTTCTTTCACATCAACGAATTTACCGATTTCCGTTATGTCTCTCTCTCCTATAATTTCAATGCCCTTTCTTTTGTGGTCTCCAATTTGCGACTCGGACACAGAAAACACTTTCCCGTATTTATTTTTTATAAAATATATTTTCTGCTTCATTTCTTTTAATATGTATTTGTCTTTTAATGGTTTTTTGGGCTTGTATTTTAGTTTCTCGCCCAGTTTGTCTTCATCAAACGGCTTAATCGTCGGCTTGCCGAGTATACTGTTATACCACTTCTTGCTGAAATACCTTCCGTTCGGGTCATACTTGTTATACCTTTGGACTTTCCTTTTTCTGTCCTCTAACTTCATATAGCCGTAATGCTTGAACAGATATTCGGCGTCTGCCGCCCATTTATAGGCGTATATTGGAGCTAATCCGCAATGAAGGGGAGAATTCTGAAACGAATGGTCTGCGTTTTTAATGTATTTATAAAATCTTACGTTCCTGAAATTTCCCCAACCGCCGTCAACCCTCATCTGCTTTTCGCTGTCCCATAACTGAACGCAATAAAAGGTATACGCTATCTCGTCTCTGGTTGTCAGCTCTTCAAGTTTTTCCCTCGTAAGCCGCTTATCCAATACTTCATCTGAATCTATACAGACCACCCAAAACGCATCTTCCACGCTTTCCCTTTCCATAAGATAAAACAGCTTTTGCTTTATTATATTCTGCTTTCTGCCCCACTCATAGCGTTCTCTTTCCGAAAAATCATAAACCTTTGCCTTCTTTATTTTCGCCAAATAGCTTCTGGTGTCTTTATCGGAGGCGTTGCAAGCTATTACAATGCCGTCTGTGAGCTCTGAGAGCCGTTCTAAGGCGTTTTTAAGGTATCTGTGGACTTCACCCTCGCCTACGGTGATAAATCCCCATATTTTCGTTTTTTGAGTTTTTTTCAAGGTTTTTTTTAAGGTCTTCGGTGGTTAAAACTATTTTTTCCTTTTTAAGGTTCTTCGCCTTTTCTTTAATTTTTTCTATCCCCCTCTCTTCCGCTTCCCTGTTCTTCTTTCTATTTATTCTGTCTTTGGCGGATTTGTTTCCGCCATAAAGAATAGAGCTCGGATAAAGGTTTCCGTCTGGAGAATAAGCGGATTTAGGGAGTATTCCCCTGTGGTGCTTTTCCAGCGTCTCCGCTATTTCCTTCAATTTTTGTTTCTGGCTTTTGATTATATAAACCATTTTTTAAACCGCTTTTTAAACCGCTTTTTATTATTTTCTTTAATTCTTCTATTTCTTTTTTTAGGGCTTTTACTTCAACATTCCCAGTGCTGGATAAAGTATTCTTCGCATTTCCGACCCGCCTTTTGTCTGGCGGCGGCTTTGGATTGGACACATTCTTCTTCAAATGAGAAGCAATCGCTTCCAGCATATTAAAGCCCGTTTTGTCTAAATCTTCCGAACTCCCCAGATATTCTGGGTGCTGTTTATGCTGCTCCAAAGCTATCTCCTCTGTAAGAGATATAACTTTCCCGTGCTGGTTTCTGTAATAATAAGTCGGGGGTCTCTTCTTTTTTACTCCGAAATTCCTTAATTCTCGTAATTCCATATTTTTTTAGTTTATGTTATGCCCCCCAGCCCAAAAGGGCTGGGAGGACTTTAAGCACAAGGACTCTTAATAAATGCTCTCAAACCGAGGTTATCTTATACTAAGATACTACCCCTGTCTGTCTGGACCTGATAACAACGGCTGCTGCGTCTCTCTTTTCAGCGACTCCGTAAAGGATATCGGTTGTCCAAAGCGTTCCCAATTGCTCGGGAATGTAATTGGCTTGGCTTCTCGGTCCGATTTGGACAGCGAACATAAATGCTTCTGGGGCTGCCAGCAAGTTGTAGTAAGCGGACGAAGCTCCGTCTGCCTGAACCTGCGTGGTTTCGTACACGGGTACGCCGTAGAGCCGACCGCGCACAGCATTCTTTCTGGCTTCGGTAGCGCCTCCGCCAAGCATACCAGTTACTACTGGGTCTGAATCATAGACGCCCGTGTATTTGGAAATTCCAAATAAGTCGTGCCAAATTCAATCTGTTGCTTTTATGACCTTGACAAATTATCTCTTCCACCCTACCATAGAGATAGTAATAAATAATCATATAAAATATGAAACACTCTATAAATGACGCTGAATTTCGTGGCTTCTTTTATGCTGATGGTTCTGCCTCTTTAGTCAGATACCATAAAACATACAAGAAATCAGATGGTCCAACATCATATTATCTATACCGTCCACAAATATCTATTGGCTTAAGAGATGATGATTTATCAGTTCTTAAGTGGATTAAAAATAGATATGGTGGCAGTATTTGGGTTCGTTCAGACCATAACTATCTCGGTCACCTACCAAATCCTTACAAAATAGGAAATACTAAAAAGGGTTATGTTTGGACTTGCACAAATGTGATAATATGCCACAAACTATGTAAAATCTTTTTAGATACTTCCATACCCTACAAAAAAGTTAGGGCTGTTTCTGTTTTGTATAACTTTCTTGACTGGCGTATTAAGAAGGGTCTTCGTAAAAAATATACAAAACAGGACAGGATTCTGATAGATAACTGGTGGTTAGAGTGTAAAAGAGCTAATTCTTATCAAGGCGGACAATAATTTCTTATTGCCTCTCTATATCGCTATAGAGTTCAGACCATTCCTTCACCCACAAGGGGTGTTCTGATTATGGTCGTTGAAGCTTCAACGGCTTTTTTTATTGCCGTTGCTTGCCTGCAGATAAACTTCTTGAGTTTTCCCTGCAATTTACAGAATTTTCCAATTAACATTGCTGTTAATGGCGGCAATTTACTTACCGTCGGATGAAAGAAGAAAGCCAACCTCTGCATTGGAACATCGCCGTCAACAATGCTCTCAATAGCTTGCCTGACATCTGCGTCGGTTACATCTGAAGCCGTGTCATTAACCGTCTGGGAAAGCCCTGAATAAAGAGCCATTAAGCTGGTGTCTAATGCCTTGGCGATTAAATACTTCGCTTGTGAAGCGTAAGCGTCCAAAACATCTGAACCTGCCATAATCTGTTTCAGCTGGCGGTCTTCAATTACGTAGGAGACCTCCTTCCAAGTGTCAACGGTCAAGGTCAGTTCCGCTTCGGCGGGGGACTGCTCGGTGACATTTGAACCAGTGCTCTTATCCTGAGCGGTAAACTGGTTTGTAAAAATGTCGGGTATGCTTAGATGACCTCCTCCGCCCGCGAACATTCCAGACAAGTTGTCAAAGAAATCGCCAGCAACCAGATTAGCTCGATATTCTCTCTCTACCTTGGGGCTGTAAAGGGTGTTAATGACATACTGCAAGTCGCCGCTGCTGTACGTTCCAGTAAAAGGTGTAAACGCCATATCTTATCAACCTCGGCTTAATCGCTAAACTATAAACCGAGGTCTTTTTTCCTTTTTCTTTTGCCTTCTTTAATGGCTTTATCCCTTATTTCCGCCCAATTTTCCCTTATTTCCTCTTTTGAAAGTTCAGAAAGGGGTTTTTTATTGAAGGTTTCCCCCTTTGACGAAGGTTCGGGGACCGCCTCCTCCTGTTTCGCCTTCTCTCTCTGGTAGCTCAAATAATCCTTTATGGATTCGGTCTTGTATGCCTCTTCCATACTTATGCCCTTTCCCGCGGCATAGCTTGAGATGAAATCCATTTCGTCTTCGGAAACATCCCTATGCCTAATGGCGAAATCAACCCTTTCCTTCCATTGCTCGTCTGTAAAGGTTTTGGGCGTGGTCTGGGATTTGCCTTCCATCTGTTTCTTCAACCTATTGCGTTCATCGACCACTTCCTTGAAACGCTTGTAAGGAACAGATGAGGGTTTTCCGCCACCCTCGGCTAATTCTCCCGAAGAAGAAGATTGCGTTATCTGTTCCTCGGCTGTATCCTCGGATACTTCAGAAGGATTATCTTCCTCTTCCTCGGTATCGTTTTTCTCGGGGGACGAGTCCTGAGATGTTAATTCTTTTTCGTCTTCCATATGCGTTTTTACGGATTAAACGATTCCGACCTTTACGGTTTTTATAGAGGTTTGCCTGCCTCTGGGCTTACGGTTGCCCAACCTATATCATACTCTCTGGCTCTCTTTCTTTCGGCTCTAAATTAATTTCCTTAATTTTGCCGTCTATTAAATGGCAGAAATCTATCTTTGCGTCCCTTTCTTCTCCTCTGGGAAGCATATATATTTCTTCCTTAATCGCGTCTCTCCAGCTTTTAAGGAAATCTGTTATCTCTTTTTTGTTTTGGGTTACAAAATCCATACTACACTTTACTATACTCTTGCTCCCGCCCTAACCATCGTGGGAGTTGTTATATTCGGGGCGGGAAGCGAACCGCCCATTTCCATACCCCTTGCCATCGCTAACGATTCTTCCATCTCTGGCGTTTCTTCTGGCAGTATTTCGACAGGATTTATCCCATACCTGTCTAATATCTTAGAAATTATCCTTCTTGTTGTCGGGTTATTGAAAACGGCGGGATTGTTGTTAGCCATATTAAGAATAAGGTTCAGCACGGTTATCTCTGCTTGCCCTCCGATTTGCTCGCCCGTAATGACAACCGTTACCTTCTCATTGATATTCTCATAAATTTCGTCGGGAACGATTATGTCTTCTTCTTTGAGTATCTTCGCCTGTATTCCTCTGATTATTTCCCAGTCAGCCCCCATAAGATATTTGCCCTTTTTCATCATTTCCAGCCGTTTTTTCCTCATCCTTTCGGCTAATAAAGCATTGAAGAAGCGGCTTGAATCTTCTTTTCCGCCAAGCAGTTTGGATATTGGAAGCTTATGGAGTTTCTTCTTCTTTTTCTTAAAGCCGGGGATTACCCAGTCGGTAATAATGTCTCTAAATAGTATGGCGAGAGAATCCTTTTTGTCCTCAAAATATCCCCCTGCCTTCATTATTGATAACTGGTGGCTTCCCAGAGTAAGCCCCGCGGGCGGTCTTTGTCCTCCCATTGCCTCGTAAGAGAAAGACCTCTCTTCTATGTTTTTTTCCCATAATTGGTCTAAATAGCTGTAAGCGGGCAGATTTCTTTCTTCCAGCGGAACTGCATTTATGTCGTCTAAAACGTGAAGGATAGCTCCGTCTTCTTCCTCTAAAAGCGAGGTATTCTTGCCGATATTCGGGTCTTTGCTCTGGAACAGATGAAGAGACGATATTCTTAATCCCTTTTGGAGATAGTAATTGATGTCATTCTTGGCTATTTGGGGCTCTAAAAGCTTCTCAATAACTCCCCTCCCGAGAAATCTTCCGAATACCTCTTCCATTTTAGCCACCTTGTATTGGGGCTCTCTCCTTCCTTCGTATATTATCCCGTCTTCTGAAAATTCTTCGCCTATCTTTGCTATTAAAAAGAAGTTGTTGCCGTTTTCGTCTTCCTCGGCGTATCTCTCGTAAACCTTGATTTTTCCGCCCTTGCTCTTCTCTACAATATCAATAATTTTATTCATATACCAGCCCTTCTTCCTTCCCATTTCTATCAATGTCTTGGGCGCATACTGATGAACTTCTATAATAAATTCAGAGTCTTCAAGGTTTTCGGCTTCTGGGTCAGATATCAAGTTCTTGGGATGAACTATATAAACCTTGTCTTTAACTTTTTTGGCGATACAGGTCCCGTAATCTATAAAATGGTTTCTCAGCTGGTTCAGTTTTACGCTGATATCATTTTCCTTCATCCAAAACCGCAATTCTTTTTCGTAAAGCCATCCTATGTAGTAATTATGCCCCGACTCCGTCTCGATATGAACATTACCCAAATTCAGGTCTGTCTCCTTTTTTCCGATATCTCTCGGATTGTCCGAGACATTGTAAAACAGCTTTTTATAGCCCTGAGCGTCATATTCCGCATCCCTAAACTGCGAATTGGAATACTTCTCAATCAAATCTAAAAGCTCTGGCTGGGTTTTGGCGTAAGAAGGGTTTCCTTCCAGCTCTGTTTCCTCATAAATTTTAATTTCGTTTTTTATATCCGCTATATTCATAATATAATTTTCTTGTTTTAAATTATTTCGCGGCTTATCTCTTTCTTCTATACTGCGAAAGGCAAACGGCAATTCTCTGCTTCGGGTCGGGAAATTCCCGCTTCATAACTTCCGAAGACATACATCTGGATATAAATTTCTGCTTATCCTCATTTTTACGTTTTTTTGGTAAAGGCATATTATTTTATATCATTGAAAATTTTCTTAATCTTCTTTTTCCCCCGTATTTTGCGGCCTTCCCTATCCTCTCTATTTCTTCCTCCACGGGGGTTTTAATTCTCGGCTTAAAGGAGGGCAAGTCCCAGACCGCCAGAGCCAGAGCGTCCACGCAATCGTCCGTAAATCCGATAGGATGTCCATACTGTATTTCCTTTAACGGCAAGCCAGTTTTCTCGTTTACCCACTTATACTCGTACGCTTTCAGCTCATCTATCAAGATTTGATAGCGGGGAATTTGGATATACTGGTTCTCAACCGCCACTATCAGCTTTCCTATAAGCTCTTTCTTGCTCCGCCCCGTGAAAACGAAATCTTCCACCATTAAGCCCGATTGCCTCAAATCCTCGTATATCGGCTTTCCCACGCCAGAGGCATCCATAACTATCCGAGCGTTATTGTATCTTCTGGCTTTAGCTATAATATGCTGCTTCTGCAGCGGGTAATCCCTTCCCTTAAACCTGTCTATATGGACAACATTATGGGTTGAGGTATCTATCACGACCATAACCGTCCAGTCGTGGGTCTCCGCCATATCTATGCCTATGATATAGTTTCTGTTCGGGACAGCGTCTTCCTGTATGTTATCCCTGATTATTTTATCTATGTTCTGGAATACCGAGCCGGCATTAGAAACAAATTCCGCCAAATACTCCTGCCTGAACAATAATTCTGGCGTCTCTTTTTTCTCCTCGTTTATCATCTCCTCTGTGTAATAAACCCCGTCCGTTGAAGAAAACTGGAAGGAAGCGTTCTTTTCCCTTAAAGCATAAAATTTGTCCTGAAACCAGTTTCTTCCCCTCGGCGTGGAAATGTAGTAAACTCTTCCCTTTGGGCAAGCCGGTCTGATATTCTGGCGGTATATCTTGGCCGGTATCCTCGCCGCCTCATCAACTATCTCCAAATCCACCCTTTCTCCAAGCATAGAATTCGGCTCAGTCGTAGACTTGCATTGTATCCAAGTATCCGCCGAATACTTGAACTCGTAAGGTCTATTTGAGCCGCCCGAGACAAACCTTCCCAATCCTTTATTGTATTTTAAGAGAAATGTTCCCAAAAAATGCTCAAATACTTTTTCCGTCAACTGATAAGTAGGCGCTATTATAAACGATTTGAAGGACTTCTTATCCAGCAGATAGCGGGCTAATTCCCTAAAAACGATATACGCCATCAGCTGGCTCTTTCCCCAGCCCCTTCCAGCGGCTACTATCACCTCCCTGTTCTGGCAATCAAGCACCTCCTGCTGTCCAGAATGGGGCCGCCATTTCAGTTTTTCCTGTATTTTAGCGTCTGAAATCATAAGTAGTTCTCTTGAATTCTCTTGAATTCTCTTGAATTCTCTTATCAAAAGTTGTCAAATTTGGGTTTTTTCTGTGGGGAGGATATATACCTAAATCCCTTCTCCCCAACTCGCCTCACTCCCCCCCCTATTCTACGCTTATCTCCGCCTGTTTTCCCAGAGCATCAATCAGATACCGTGAACCGTCTTTTCTCGTATAAATACAGCGGTTGTCCTCATCTGGAATATCATCGGGGTTCTCTGGTTCTGGCCTCATCTTCCAAACAGCTCCGAGAGAATTGGTTATGCCGTTTTTTTCGTGTTCATATATTACAGCCCGCCTGCCATAAACTTTTTTGCCTTCTACTACTGTATAAGTTAATTTATCCGTTCCATTATCCGTTCCATTATCCGTTCCGTTCCTTGTTAATTTATCCGTTCCGTTCCCTTTTTTGCGTTCCAAGAACGCTTGTTTGCGGCATTTAGAGGAACAGAAAACAGCATCTTTTCTTCTAGATATAAATTCTTTGCCGCAATTTAAACATTTCATATTTTTAAGCTAATTTAAGGGTTTTTAAGCTAATTTTGTGTCTTTTTGCTTGTGTGTGTGGGGGGATAACTATCTATATCCTACTATCACCTACTATCACCTACTATTTATCACCTAATCCACTATCTATATCCTACATTATCTATATTATTATCTATATCCCTATATTATCATCTATCGCCTATTACCCGTCTATATCACCTATTACCTACTTTATTATTTATATCATCTATCTTTATTTATTACCCGCCGTTTATTATTTATATATTTCCGCCCGGGGAGGGTTATTCCTCTAAATCCTTGAATAATCCTATGGCCTTAATTTCTTTGTCCTTGTAATCTCCCTGCATTTTGCTTATTTCTTGATTAGCCGCGATTGCCGCTCTTTTATCTTTATCATAAAATATCTCCGCCAAGCGCTTTAATCTGCTGTTCTTATCTATCCTGTATTTTATTAAAATCTCCTGCTCCGCCTGTTTATAGCCGGCAGTATCATAAACCGCCTTGGGGTTCTTCTGGATAGCTTTTGAGTAGCCGACCTGAGCCAAAATCGCTCCTTTGGTCAAGGGCTTAGGTTTTCCTATATTTTCCAATGTTTTTTCCGCTGTTTTTATCTGTTTTAAAGTAGGCATATTTTTAGTTTTCCACAGCCGCCTCTTGACAGGGTTTTTGGGTATGCTATACTGATAATAGAGAGTGTGAATAACTCTCCCGCGAGGTAGCCGCGATTTATATGCCGCTTGGCGGGCTACCTCCGCTAAGCGGCTCTTTAATTATATAACGTTTTCTGGGCGGTTATCGCTTGGAATAAACCGCCCTCTAAAACTATGAAAAAGATAACAATAATTAGGTTTTTCTGGTTTCTCGGAGTAATTACCGCCGCTTATTGGTTAGTTAAGGTGCTGATATGGGCTTCAACTTATGATTTCTGCCCGCTTTGGTATGGTTGCCGGTGCCTGTAATAACTCTGAGAATTGCCCGTCTTAATAATAACTGGTGTTAAACCTCCGCTTTTTTCCCTCTTTTCACGGGTTAATGTAAAAGGGGGATTTTTTTACATAAAAACAAACCTGCTCTTTCCGCAAGCATAGCAAAACTTTGGGAAGCTTTTCTCTTCAAGTTTCATTTTCCCTTTATAGCAAATTTTTGAGGAATTGTCAATACCTTATACGGTAGAGGTATTTTGTGAATTAAAATCTATGCTCTTTTTTATTTCTTCTAAATATGCCTCGATTGCTTGGCTGACCAGCCTTGTTTGGTTGATGCCGAGCTCTTTCGCCCAAAACTTGACCTTCGCTTTGAGGTCGGCAGTAAGATAAATATCAATTCTTGGGGGTTTTTTAGTAATCTTCTTCATTTTTTTCTAAAACCTCTATATTAAACTTATACCATTTGATTGATTGTTTGTAATTTTTGGGCGGGTTTGTCGCAAGGGATTGTAAATATCTATACCATTTTTTGCCCCGCTTGGCTATTATGGTATCGTGAATGCTCGGGTCGGCTCTATGATGATGCCTAAAATGACATTTAAAGCACAAAGAAACCAAATTGTCAGGGGTATATCTTAAATGCCCGTATAATCCCTTGGGGAAGATATGATGAAGATGGACGGCTTTTTTGCCGCAGACCTCGCACCTTGGTTTTAAATACTTCTGAAGGCATAATTTGTCGGCTTTACTGCGATAGTATTTAAGGGTTTTTTTAGTCATAAGCGGTCTTCTAATCAGTTTTCTTCTTTAATTATCTTTTTTTTCATAAGGTTTATTCAGGATAACTTATACGAACTTTAATATATTTTTTCTTATAATCTAAATCCTCACAAATATCATCAATTACTTCATTCCGCCAACCACAACCGCATTTATATTCTTCATCTATGTTTTTATGATTATGCTGAAATTTCATTTTTGAAATTCTTTCTTTTAATAATTCACAAATTCTTTCTGCCACCTCTTCTCTTTCTTTGTCGGTTGGCTGGTCTAAATAAAGTTGTTCCATTATTAAATATTTAATTGATAATTCTTTTAGATTAACTTCTTTCATAATGATTTTTTTTGATTTAATATTGCCTTTGTTATTATTCCTCAACAATCTAAATGAGGGAAAACTACCCAACAATTAGGACATTCTTTATACCTTTTTACTTTGTATATTAAGTTGCTAGCCGAGTCTACTGGAGTCAAACCCGCAAATTCTTTCCTTGCCCAGCCGTCAACAAAACTCATTTCAACATCACAAGTAAGTTTATTTGATTTTTTCTTTTCTTTCTTCATAGGGTTTGGTTTAATAATTGCTTAATATCTTCTAACCCAGATTTTACTATTTCAATCAATTTTTAGTATACTCTAAAGTAGTATACTTCAAAGTAGGATATTTTCATTGTGATTTTCTATCTTCTTTAATTTTCTTTTTTTGCTTCATAGGGTTATTTGGTTTTTGGGTCGGCTTATCGTAGATTATTTATTCCCCCTAAAACTTCTTTTTAATAATTGTTTTTTATACCATTCTGGAAAACCCCCTCTGGCTTTTCTTATAATATCTCCAATAAAAATCTTATATAATTCATTTTTAATATTCTCCTTTTCCTCTTCTATTAAATCTTTTTCTATTTCCTTCATTAGTTTTCCTATATCTCGTGGGGCATTTTCCAATTCTTCCCTTTCTTTAAGATGTTGAATCGCTTTTTTCCATCTTGCCTCACTGTGAAAGCTTTCAATCAAAAGCTCTAATTTTCCCCTGCTTGTAAATTTACCTTTCCACTCTTTTTTGAGCCGTTCCTTGAAATTTTCTTTTACATATTTCCCCATTGAAATCGGAATAATAAAACTTCCTTTTCCGCTTGGTTGATTATAATTTTTAACAACAATCCCCTCTATTTTCTCATTCCCCAAAATACTTTCTTCTTTTAAATATTCCTCTAACTTAGCAACCTCCTTAATTTCTTTATAATCAAGAATATTTACTCTTTCTATTTCCAATAAGTCGGCGTATTCCCAAAGTTTCTTATAATCACTCACAAAATTTCTTCCTTCCATTACCCCAAAAAGATATAAATGATTTTTGGGTATTCTCTTATATTTCAGAATATTGTGACAGGGTTGTTCTAAAAATTCACAATAAAAGAACACATCTCTAAATTTTTTTTTCAGAATGGGCTGTAATCGTTCTACTTGTTTCTTTGCTTTTTGAAACATCTTTGGAACATCTTTATAAGTCAGTTCTTGTCCCTTACTTCTATAAACTATTTCTCCCTCATTGGTAATTCCAAAGCCCCATTGGCTTCCATCTATTTTTTCGCTTATTTCCACCCTTCCTTCAAAAAGATTGCTTATAAAACTTTCTCCAATATGAAATATTTTAGGAAAGGAATGAATTTGGTTTTCAATTTTCTTTTCTTTCTTCATAGGGTTATTTTAGGGTTTTGGTTGAGGTCATTTCTTTATACATCATCTTTCCAACCAGAAAAATTAAAAAATAAATCAAAAACATCAACAGGTAATTTTGGTAGTTCTCCTAATACTTCTCTCGCCTTCTGTTCTGGTGTTTTCTTTTCTTTTCTAAGATTTTTAATTTCATCTGACATAAACTTAATAACATCTAAAAGTTCTCTTTTTGATAAATTTTCTACTGGTTTTCCACGCCAAAGTCCTATTTTTGTGTTTATTACTTTTGTCATATTATTTGATTTCAAAATAAAGTTTATTTAGTTTTGGTTGGTTTTTGGTCATAAGTTTCTAATTTATGAATAAAACATTTCAATAATCTATATGCTTGGTCGGGCGTTATTGTTGATAGATTTTCCATATCAGGTGGGAAACATCTAAAAAACATATCCCAAAGTGTGTCAATTTCTATTTCTTTTATTTTCTTTTCTTTCTTCATAGGGTTATTTAGGGTTTTTGGTTGGTTAACAGCACTTTTGGGGGTTGGCTACACTCACCAACATTGTCAAGAGGTTGGCATTGAATTCTGTGTAGTCCGCCCCCAGAAATGCTGCTTTTCTTCATAGGTTTTATTTAGGTTTTTTGGGTGGGTTAGACTTTTCTTTCCTTAAATAATCAGAAGAGTATTGCTTAGATAATTGATATTTTCTTAATTCCCGCCAACTTTTTTCTTTGGCTAATTTCTGTATCCTTTCTAATACATCAATATCTTTTAATCCAAAAGGAGGAATAAAACGGAGATCACCTGCCTGTGAAATAGGAATTAAACTCCAAAACCCTCCACTTTCTGCTTTTTTTATTTTTAATCCTTTTTTAGTCCAACCAAAATATAAATAATCTCGATTGTAATTTTTTTTAAGATAATCCGTTACTATTTTATTTGCTAATTGAAATTTACTTGGTCTCATATCTCTATTTTAATAAAGGGTTAATAATTAAATCAATTAGGTTTTTCATATATTGCTTTGCTTTTAAATGCTCAAATGTCATTCCTTTCAACCCTGTTTCCTGTCCTAATAGAAAAGCCGCCATTACTAATCTTTTTAAACTTTCGTAGCTAACTTGATATTCTATTTTAATTTTCTTTTCTTTCTTCATAGGGTTTGGTTAAGGGTTATAATCAAGTTCTCAAAGAAGGATTGTAATCCACATTAAACATTTGGAGCCGATAGCAGAAATTATGGGCTTCCTGAACATTCTTTACCCTTGGGTGGGTTCTGATGTATACATAATCTTTCTCCGCCGGGTCGTATCCTTTAAGAAACTTATATGGTTCGCCCATCCCGTCCTTAAATCCCTTCAACTCTATTAAATAATCAATGCCATAGTTATATTTGCGTTTATCTATTACTTTTCCGCCAAGCTCCTTAATTAGTTTCTCCGCCCCCAACATTTTAATTGCTATTGCTCTTTGCTCACTATTTTCTAATTTAAATATCTTTTTAGCTGAGATTTTTTTACTTATAATCCTCTCTGCCAGCGGGTCTTCAAAATAAATTCCGTGAAAATAATAAAATCCTGTCCCATCTTTCCATTTGATAGCTTTATCGGTGGAAGAATGAAGTTTGCCTTCAAGCCAAGAAATTTGGGGCTTCTCGCAAACAAAAATTACATTTCCCACAAACACCGATATAGAAAGGTTTAACAATATATCAAAGAAAAGATTTAATTTTTCCTCATCAAATTTTACCCCGATATATCTCGCATAATCATAATAACCGGCCCAATCGTATAGATAATAAGTTAAATAAAAAGAAATAGATAACTCGTTGTTTTTGATATTAATAAGTTGTTGGCGGAGCTGAGAGCTAAGCTGAAAGTGAAGCTGGGAGTGAAGCTGGGAGTAAAGCTGGGAGTGAAGCTGGGAGTCAAGCTGAGAGTCAAGCTGGGAGTCAAGCTGGGAGTAAAACTGGTAATAAAGCTGGGAGTCAAGCTGGGAGTGAAGCTGGGAGTAAAGCTGGGAGTCAAGCTGGGAGCGAAGCTGGGAGTGAAGCTGGGAGTCAAGCTGGGAGTAAAACTGGTAATAAAGCTTGGAGTGAAGCTGTGAGTAAAGCTGGGAGTCAAGCTGGGAGCAAAACTGGGAATAAAGCTGGGAGCGAAGCTGGGAGTGAAGCTGGAAGTCAAGCTGGGAGTGAAGCTGGGAGTAAAGCTGGGAAACGGCTATCCTTCTTGGTGTTTTTTTCATTGCTACTTTTATTAACCCACAAATATTTTCAATTGACTCTCCCATAATCACCAACTTATCTTCCTTGAAAACTCTTCTTACAAGTTCCTTAATTTTTCCCCTATCAATCGGCTGAGACGCCAAATCAACCCATTTTTTGATATAGTTTGGGATTTTAGCTTCTTGCTCTGGGGTAAGTTTGGTTATTTTCTTCATTTTAATCTTGAACCCGCCTTATTTCCTTAATTTCGTCATATTCAACCTGCTGACCGATAAACCAGATTTTCGGGGTTGGTGTAATCGTCTGAACTTTGTGCTTGTCGTGAAACAACTCGGCTTTGCCGCTGTTTATCTTCAAATAAAAGCCGTTTTCGTCTCTGGCTATTTCTAAATCGGCTCTATATCTCCCTTCTTTTACTTTTAAGATATGCCGATGTCCAGTTATTTCGCCTTCCGCCACGACTAAATCTTCTTTCAGCTTTGAAAATTTAAGACCTTTTGGTTCTTCTTTTAGGGGGAGAAGAACTATGTCCCCTTGATATAATTGTTTCATAATAAAGTTTTTTAGATTTTTAAAATGGAATTTCGTCCTCTTCCTCTATTTCCTCGTCATAGGTTTTCTCGCCGAAAACTTTCTCAAAATCTTCTTTATCTTTTAGGTTCTGTTTCCAGCGTCTGAATTCCGCCTGTTTTTCCCGCCGCTTGGCTTCCTGTTCGGGCTGAAGTTTAAATTCTGGTTCTTTTAAGAGGTCCCGCAAGGTTCTTTCCAGAGCCGCCTCGTGCTCCCAGAATTCCAGAAACTTGCTCTTAGTTATGCCGAACTCGCCCACCCCTAAAAACTCCTGACACCAGTAATACATAAACTTGCCCCTGTTATATCTACTTTCAGGATATTTCCGAAGTATCATCTTGGCTTGTTCCTTGTGGGTCATCTTGTTTGGTAAAAATTAAGGTAAATGCCTCAAAACTGCCCGCCAATTTATCAATCTTTTGCGAAATCGCAACCTGATTTTTAAGGATTTGCTTTAACGCCTCTACAATTTTGTCCTGTTTTGAGGGTTGCCGAAAAATATAATCGCAATCCCTATTTGAGCAAGCATAAAAAGCGTTATACGGCTTCCCCGTGCGTTTACTCACGCCTGCGGGCACTAATTTTATGGAGCTCCCGCACTTTGGGCATTGCTGCGGGACTTGATTAGTTAAGGTCATCTTAGGTTTTCTTTTTTAATTTCCTCTTTGATTTCTTCTAAATCCTTAATGGCTTGGTTATAGCCCTCGGCATAATAAATATGTTTATTGTTTTCCCCCGGTTCGCTCCAGCAATGAACAACTAACTTTATTTTATCTAATAATTCATCTCTTTTCTTTTCCCAGTTTTTTATATATATGTCTTTCTTTTTACTCTTTTTATTTATTTTCTTTCTCTATTATTGGTATATCCTCTTCGTCGGGAGGGTTCTCTTTTTGGTATTCTGCCGCTTCCATAGCTTGGCGGTTAGCTTCGTCCGCCAGCGCCTCAGCCCTGTCCTGCTTCATTCGCCTTTCCCACTCCTCATTTATTTTAAAAGGGTCTGGAATTGGCTTGGGGGCGGTTAATTCAGTTTTCTTGCTCTCCGATATATTGTATAAGGTATTAAGCCAGAATTTAATTCTCTCGGGTTTTAGCTTCTTCTCCGCCACGGTTAGGGCTACCGCATCGTGGATAAGACCGCCTATTTGAGCCCCTAAATCCTTTTTCTCCCAAGCTTTAATTTTTCGGTCAAGCCCCAATTCGGCAGGGCTTTTTTGTTTAATCGCCATAAATTTAATAAGCGCAACGACCGCATAGAGTATCGCCTTCCTCAAACCCTATTTCACTTCGGACAATATCTCCGCATTTGCCGCAAAAAGTATGATTCTTACAAAACCGCTCCAATTTTCCAAGCTCTTCCTCCGCCGCCTCAAAACCATAAGCCGAACCTTTAATTACTTCTTCTCCGTCACGGGTAATCATAATGTCAATCTTTAACCTTTTTGATTCCTCGGTCATAATTTTAGCTTCTTATTTTTTTTACCGACCTTTGGTTTGCGGTTTCTCTTCTAATAATGCGATAGATATGCGGCAAGCTTAGATTGAAGAACACCGCCAAATCCTGCATTGCCCAATCGCTCTTCTTTTGCTGCCACATATCATAAACCATTTTGTCTCTTAATCTTTTTATTTTTTCTTTTTTCATATATTTCTTAAAAATGCGGCTCTTCTAATTTCCATATAACAAATCCTATCATAAGCCCCGCTAATAATCCGATAATGATACAAATAACTTGGGTCATAATTTTATCCTTTTTTTATCATTTTAGCATAGCCAAGGGCTTTGTCAAGAGCTAACCTGTGGAAAACTCTTTTTGTTTTTAGTTTTTTTCTAATCTCCAACACTCACAAGTATCCCCATTATAATGCCAAGTCCCCCATTTACATTGCCATTTACCTTGTTTTCTCATTTTTAAATCAGCCATAGTTGCGGCATTAAAAACTCCCAATACATCTACCGAATTAATTATTTCATTTCCTATTTCCACAAATTTAGTTTTTGTTGTTCCCAATAAATCAATCAAGCGTTGGGCTTTTTCTTTTTCCACCCAAATTTCTATCCCGTTTCTTAAACAAATACACATTAAATTTTTAGAAATCTCTCTCATAATTTGATTTTTCGGCTTTTACCGCTTTCTTGTTTAAAAAAAGCTAATAAAACACCGAGTTTATTTTCTAATTGAATGGGCGTAGTAATAATTGGGGCATATTTAATTTGGTTGCTCTTAGGAAGTATTTTAATAATTTTAGTAATTTTATCTACGCCGTGCTCCTTAATAAGGCGTTCCAAAGCATTTCGTTCTGTTTTTCTTTTAAATAGTTGTTTATAAGAAGGATTAACATTTTTAAATAAATAAATTAATGAATTAAGGTCATCAAAACTTTGTTTTGTATGTAATATAATATTATTATTAGTATTGTTCCTATTAGTATTGTTAAGCGGCACTGGTTGCCTCTGGATATGTCGTTTTTTGCCTCTGGATATGTCGTTTTTTGCCTCTGGCTTACCATCGGCACTGGTTGCCTCTGGTGGATATATCCATTCACTTTTATCTAATAACCAATAAACATTATTAAGCCATTGCCCTCGGGAGTTTCGTTCTTTAGTTGTTTCAATAATTTTATATTTTTCAAGCTCTCTGATAATATTTCTTACCGTTCTTTCTCCCAATTTAGTTTCTTCGGCAATTGTCTTTTGGGCAGGAAAACATTTCTGTTCGTTATCAGCGTGGCGGCAAAGAGAAACATATACAGCTATTGCTTTCGCCCCCAAAATCTTTCCAAAACCATTAAAATAATCATTTTCAACCCAAAACCAACCTTTATTTCTTTTATCTCTTACTTTGAATAATGTTTGTTGTTCCATAGTTTTACGAACTCAAAAGGGAGTAGAACCCACTGGCATCGTTGGAAGCCAAATTCTACTCCCTTTGGAATTAATAAATTTTTTAACGATTTTTAAATTTTGTCCAACGATTTCGTGGTTCATAATTACTTCAAGTTATTATTCCATTATAACAAACCAAGCAACCCTGTCAAGACCTAAAAGAAGAGCCAGCCCGTCCATTAAAGACATTACCATTTACGGCTTTAATTTTAAAGGAATTGTCCCTATTGGCTAAAGCCAAGCGTATAGGACCGTTCTCCAATAGCCGATAATGCCTTCAGGGGCGGGCTCGCTTCTTCTTTTTTTTCTGCTCGTTGTAAATCTCTATTTTGCAGTTTTCGCAGTAAATGTCTTTCCCTTTAATCATTCTGAAAGCCCTGCATCTTTGGCATACTTTTTTTGGCATAGCAAGTCCAATGGTTTAAAAGGTTGTTTTCTTCCGCAAATTCAATCATATCAAGCTGGTCTTCTCTGCTGGTGATATCAAGATTAGTTCCCCGCAGTTTATTAAAGTATTCCCAAGTGGAAGGAAGAAACTGGGCAATGCCTATTTCTCCGTGTTTTCCCCTTAGGAGCTCTCCGTTCTCGTCATAGTGCCGCCAATTGCTTTCGCAGTTGATAATCTGGATAATTGTGCCAGAAGTATAGATTTCTGGATAATATGGCTTATTCGGGGCTGAAAGGAACAACTGAGATGCCCTTAAAACGCCCTGATTGCCCTCTGGAGCGGTTTTTGGCGGAAAGATGATACTTACTACTGCTACCAACGCAATTAAGCCCCAGACGGCTTGTTTTGGTAATTTCGGTAATGGGGGTTCTTCCATTGTTATATTTTCCCGCTTTCAAGGATAGCTGTCAACAACAAACCTGTGGAAAACTATTTGCCCGCTTTGCTTACGCCAGCCCTCAAAAATAGAATTGCCAACCCTTCTAAAATCACTTCGGTATTCTGCTGTAAAATGCCGAGAATTACCAATAACACGCCGATAATATATGTTTTCTTTCCAGAAAAGAATTTAATAACAGCGTTTATAGCATTCAAGAATAGCATAGTTTTAAGTTAAGATACTAAATTATTTATTTGCCGACCTTTTTATCTTCTGTTTCTGCCCCTTCTAATCTTGGGAATTCTTGTATTCCCGTAAAGGCGTTTATGCCTTGCCCGCCTTTCTTTATTTGTCCTTGGTTTTCCGTATGGCACAATTTTATTTTAATTTATTTTAATTTATTTTTAATTTATTTTTTTTATTTGCCGACCTTTAATTCAGCTCTATCCACCCGGGCACATACTTCCAGTTTCCGATAACAATCGGCTGTCCCTTCTTAACCTCCGTCCATTTGTCATTTTGGCTCTCTAACACAAACAGGTGAAGCCCGTCCGTTTCTTGGGTGGGAATTATTACCGCCCTATGGTCTCCTATATGCTTGTTAGTAATCGGGTTTCTTAATTCACAGCTAAATCTGCCTGCGGTATTTAGTTCGTATATTTCCGCCATTCGGGAGCAGAAAGAAGAGCTGAAGTTGTCACAATCGAAAATATCGGCTTTATACTGCTTCTCGTTGGTCCAATCATACTCTATCAGTTTTTGCCAAACAGCCCAATCGGTTAAATAATATTTTCTGTCATACATTGCGATAGAGGTTTTTGGCAGTCCTGTTTTTTGAGAAATGAAATCTTCCAGCTCTCTCCGCCCGATTTCAGTTTTCTTTATTTTAAAAGAATTTTGCAAAAACCAGTGGGCTTTTTGGGCTAATTTGTTTCCGAACGCCCGAAAAATCTCAAGCTTTTTATCTTTTTCCATACTTTATCGTTTTTACTTCTTGGCTTATATGGAAACTTAACGACCTTTTTTAGTTTTTTAAGAGTTTTTTCTATATCCATATAAGGCGAAGGGGAAGACGCCTCAACAAACGCTTTATTAAATATGATATGTGGGATTTGTTTATCGGTGTCTTCCCCTTTTTAATTAATCAACGGCGACTAATTCTTTAATTCTGGCTCTCAGTTTTAAATCATCGGTCCCCACATTGTTTCGCAGATATGTTTGGAAAGCAAGAATATCCCGCTGGGTATGAAATACCCATTTCCTAATGTCCTTGCGGCATATAGTAATAACCTCGATAGAGTGTTTTCCCATATTCTCCTTTAAAAAGATAACAATATCCGCCACATTCCCCAGATTGACAATATGCTCCCATACTCCATACTGGGGGATAACCGTTTTATTTCTTACCAGCCATTTCATTTTTTACCTCCTTTCGCCGCCGTTGACTTTAAAAGAACTGGCAAAAGTATTCTTCTAAAATCTGGAGTTGAGCTATGTTAATTTACCAAGTTGTTATTTGTGAAAAGTCAAGAGATCCACCTGTAGTGTTATTATATTTGGAAGAAAATGTCCAAGTAGAGTATGGTTCAAACCAAGGATACCGTTTATAAGGAATTTCTACTTCTCTAATAGTAGTAATTATTTGCGACCTTGATTCTGCTAATTTTTCAATTAGTTCCCGAAGGAATTTAATTTCTGCTTTGAGAGAATTTTCATCTCTCTCTTTTTCTTCTTCGAAGCTAAACAAAATTTGTCTTGCTTCGTCTTTTGTTAGTATTTTATTTTCTACTAACCTTTGGAGCGTTTCTGCTGTTGGCTGCTCCTTTAAACGCCAAATAATCTTCTTCTTCATAATTTGTTTAGCTCAACCCCAGATTTTAAAAGAGCTATTTGCTCAGTTTGCCCTCTATTCTGCCCAGCATCTCAATTATTTTCTGGTTGCCGCTGTTAATGGCGTCAACCATTCTTTCGTTACCCTCGTAAATGGCTTTCTCAATGGAATTGAGGTGGTTCTCGTTCAGCAGTTTTAACTCCGCAAACATCTTCTTGTCCCAGCCGTTCTTGTTGTTCCTGCTTTTAAGCCAAGCGAAGAACTCCCTGATGGCGAACAGAAAAATAATGGCGACCGCTCCTAATTGTAAGATTTCGTTTGGCATAATGGTTTTCCACTTGACAATAATGTTTGAATATGATAATAAAATAACAATGAAAAAAGTTTTAAGCTTTATATTCGCAGCAATATTTTTCGGTTTTTTAATCTGGGTAATTTGGAATGCTGTCTTCGGTTATGCTGATTGGATGAACTCCAGCCGTTATCCCGAAGGATACGACGTTTATCAAGTAAGTCCGAACTATCCCCACCATTAAACTATTTTAAGTATTGGCTTACCCCTTTTTTCTTTTCCTCTCCCTTGTAAGGAATAATTTTGTGTTGTTTCAGCCATTTTATCATTTCATTTACTTGTTTTTCTTGTTCTAATTCTTTTCTTTTTTCTTCTTCGGGCATATCAAATACTCTCACGGGAATACCGCCGACATATCTGGATACTTTCCATTCGGGAGGAATTTCCTCATCAAACAATCCTCTCAAGGTAGAATAATATCTACCGAGAAATGTCATAAGAATATGTAGCTTCTTGGCATCCATTTCATAACGCTTAATAAAGCGTTTTTCTTCTGGGTAACGCCAATCTCTATATAATACCTCACGAAAGTTGAGGAATTTTTTTATTGGATTGGGCAAGTATTTAAGAGCTTCAGTGGTTTTACGGGTCTGCATTTCTCTTGGCAAATCTGGATTCCATATTTCTCCGCCAAAATACATATTTCTGTTAAAATATCTTTCCATGGGGAATTTAAGAAAAGGAGTAAGAAGTCCAGCAATTTCTCTGATTCCAGAAGAAGTAATCGGCAAATATTTTATATCATCCAACGGTAAATCAAGTTGAGCCCATAAAGTTTTTCCCGCTTCATCTTTCCACGGTAAAGGGAATATAAACATTTCTTTCATCCAATCAGGCAAAGATTTAAACTCTTTTTTCTCTTTCGGTCCAAACATTGATTGCCTTAACTTCTCAAGGTTAGCGTATTTACCTGGCTGTTTCATCATCATTTCTATTTGTAGAGGAACGTTGTGTCTTGTCCAAACGTAAAATGGCATAATTCTTCTCATATAAAGCCGCTCAAAATTGGTTAGTCCTGTTTCTGGCAAATAATCAAAATGAAACTTAAATACATCCTTCGCCGCTTCGGCTGGACTATATCCCTTTTTTAATCTGTTAATAAATAAGGGCAACCTTAATCTGTCTTCCACAAACTCCATAGCGAATCTCGGGGCATTACTTGCTTTAATTCCCAGCTTTTTAATATTGCGGGAAGTAATCTCTTCTATTGTTTCATTTACCTGCCTATACACATCCATCATTCCTGGCTGTCCCCTAACTCCAAATCTTTCTGCCAAATCAAGCACCTGCTTTCCCGTATATTGAGTTCCTATATTTGTTTTAATAACGTGGTCAGAACCTCTTAATATTCTGAAAGTATCAATACTATCTGCCGCCCTAACTCCAGCCAGCCAATTATTGAAAGAACCGCCAATAAAGTTTCTGGTATGGAAAGCTGGATGCCAGCCAGTTACGTGTTTTTTCCAAATACCTAATATCTTATCATACACCTTGACAAATCCCCTCATAGATTTTTCATTTGTTAAAACTTTCAATGTGTCATCGAGGTGTTTTACAATCGGTTCTGGTAATAGCCACCCTTTTAATTGAGGATTGGCGGGTTCAATAAACCTAATGCCATCTATAATAGTAGTTTTAGCTTTATCAATTCTAATTCCGAACCTTGCCTTGGTTGCTTCTAAAAATCGGTGGGTATTGAGATATTTAATATGCTCCGCTTTCCTTATGGCAAATGCTTTAAAAGCGTCTGGTTCAAAGAAATTTTTAATTCCATAATTTATTCTAAAATGAGCATTTATATCTCTAATAATTCCTGATATATTCCTATGGGTAGCCACAGGTAATTTTGCCTTTAAGGGTTTTGAAAGAGCCCCCATAAAATCATTTCCCTTAGCAATAAAATTTCTACCCTCTGGGGTTAAATAGTGCCGTAAATATCCTTTTATTTTGCCTATCTTTTTACCAGTGGCTCTTTCAATTTCCAGCATTTCCTTTTGTTCTTTTTTCATCCATTTGATAATATCATCAAGAAACTTATCTCCCGTTAATTTCCGCCTTTCAATTTTAGTGCCAATGGTTTTGCCGACATCTATGCCATACTCCTTATATGCCTTAGCGGCAATCTTTTTTGTATTATCAATTTCTTTGAATATTTTTTGTCTTGTTTCTCTAACAAACGGTTTATACAAAAAATCAGTATATGTTCCCTTGCCCCCTATTTTAGCGGGCATCATATCTATTTCTCTAAACGGTCTAAAAGCTCTTGAAAAAGCATTTCCAACCCTATTAATAGCTCCAGCTCCAGGAACTTTGTTTATTACTTTTCCCGCTCTTTGGAAATATTCAGCTGGAATAAATACCTGCCCCATAAACCTTAATCCTGATTTTCCGATATATTTCTTGGCAACGGCTTCTCCTCCTTCCTGAATAATTCTTGCCATAGCCCTACGAGCGGCAGCTTCCGAAGCTCCTTTCGAAACCATCGTTTTTATCAGTTTTTGCCCCGATTTGTTTAAAAGAACTTGCCCTCCTTTGGTAGATAACTTAATCGCATTGCCGGCTCCAAAAGTAAGATAAGTCAATGGGTCTAATAAAATATCAACCGCCAAAGCAGCTATTCCTTTTTTGGACCATAACTTTCTATCCTCTTCTCTGTCTTTAAACAATACCTCGGAAGGACTTATTTTTTCTTTAATTCCTGTAATCGGCGATTTGCCTGCCAATATACCTCCAATAGCATACTCTCCAGTCCTTAATACATCTAATACGCCGCTTACTACATTTAAAAACTTTTTACCAAGTAAAGACCATCCTTTTTTTTCAGGAATTGAATAACCATACTGCTCTAATACTTCAGTAGGTTCAGTCGGTTTTGATGGCTTCAAATAAAAGCTCGCTCCCTTTATCTCTCTTTGGAGAGATGGTTTTAAATAATCAGAAGCTGGCATAATTATTCAACATATAATGGATTTATTCTTAAATTTTCTTCCCATCCTGGCAGAAACTCTAACCCAGTGGCAGGTTTTTCCCACCAATCTTTTTCTTTCTCTGGTCCTACAACTGGAGAAGGTTTAGGCGTCGGTGGTCCTATTTCTTCTGGCGCTATTTCTTCTTCTACTCCATACATTTCAGCAATTATTTCTCTTGCTCTATTTTTATTCAAAACAGTCGGGTCTAACTCAAATTCATCTAAAGCTTCTTGATAACTTAAATTATTCGCCTTCATTCCGCTTACTGCCTTTCTTATTTCCGCATCCGTCCATGTTCTTGGTTTTTCTGGCTCTGGCAATCCCCTTCTCCACTTAATATATTCAAATAAAGGCATTCCAGTCCCAGCTTCGCCTCCCGCCGCCTGCCATTCTTTTTCAAGCTCGGAAGGAGCGTAAGTCGGTTCTTCCGCCGGCATCGCCTCTACCGCTTGGGCATACTCTGCCGTCAATTCTTCTATTGATTTGCTCTTGATATAGTTCATATCCCAGCCGAGCTTTACTCCGTTTTCAGCCGCCGCAGTCATCAAATCCAGCTTGGCTTGAAGTTCCGCCCTGTCTTTTTCCAGTTGTTCCCGCTTTAAGTTATACTCTCTCGTCCACGCCTGCTGTTCTTCCTTTGAAGCCAAGTTATACAAATCGCTGTGGACGGACAAAGACCACTCTATGTCTTCCAGCTCCTGCCTTTGGTCGTATAAGGCGGCTTCAACTATTGTTCTTGCCGTATTTCTGGCGTCCTGATACGCTCCCTGTAATAACTGAAGCTTCTGGCTCGCCACGCCGGCTTGAGCCGCTTTGGCGGCTATCCTGCTGTTATACTGCTTCTCTATAATAGCTTCTTCGGCTGTGAGCATTCTCATAGTTCTGCCGGGTCTTTGCCTATTAAGGTCAATAGCCGCTTGCTTCTGGGCTTCCAAATTCGCTATCTGCCTTTGGTATTCCGTTATTTCGTCTACAAGCCCGCCTATTTGCCGTATGTCTTCTGGTTTAAGACCCATTTCTTCCAACGCGGCGGTCTTGGCTTCTTTCAAAAGTTCCTCTCGGGGCTTTTGCTCTTCTCTCGCTTCTTTTTCCCTTTTAAGCAGTTTATCTATTAAGCTTTGCTGTTTTTTCATTTGCTCTTGGGCTTCTTTTTGCCGCCTTTCCGCTTCTTCTTCCAGCTCTTTTATCCTTTTCTCATAATCCTGTAAGGCGGTTTTAGCCGCTCCCTTGGCTCCTTCGCCAGCCGCCAAAACATCTCCCGCTCCGCTGTCTATCGGCGGGGCTTGCGTCGTGTCTATGTCTGCCGCCGGGGCGGTCGGGGGAGTAATCTTGGAATAATCTGGAAATGCTCCGTATTTCTCTAACTCTTCTGGGGTCATCAAAGCTTGGCGGGTTTTAATATCCCGATACCTTTCCCATAATCCCATTTCTTTTAATCTTTGTTCTATGTTTGTTGCCATATTTGTTATGTTAATCGTTTATATAATCAAAGTCGACCACTATTTTTGAAAATGCCGTTCCGCCAGCGTTCCACTTGATAACGGGACGAAAGGCATGGCATATTATATTCTTGACCTTTTTGATAGAAGTTATTGCTCCGTCCGCCGCATAACTTATAGTTCTCAGCGGATTGGAAGTTCCGTAATCTGTATCCAATGAAACCGTTACGCTGTCTCCCGACACCAAGGGCTTGAAATAAAACTTGACATAATTTATTCTTATCCTCTGACCAGCGTCCGTATACCCTGCTTTATAAGTCGCAGAGGTAGAATAACCAGAAGTTAACTTGGCAAGTTTATAATTAGTTCCGTCAAAATATCCCGCATAAAGTTTATCCGTATAAACCTGCTTTAATGAAGTTATTTGTGAAGAAACTGCGGTAGATAATGAATATGGCTGGTATAAAATATAATTTTTATTTATATCTTTTCTCCCATACCCGAATATAAGCCCAGCATAATTATTCCCTACTCCAAATAATACTTTGTTTTTATAAATAGTTATTGCGCTTTGGCTTAGTGGGGATAAAAAGTTTCTTACCGTGCCGTCTACTTCAAATCGTAATTCTTTAATTTCCTCTATTCCATTTTCTTGCAATACCCCGAGAATATGCGCACGGCTTCTATTGTCTGCGAATAATATAATATTTCCGTTATTATTTATAATAGCATATATCTGGTTTATACCTTCAAGCGGTATAATTTCTGTAGCCGAACTCGAAACTCCGTCGTGTAAATATATTCTGCACTTATTATTGGTTCTTGCTACCACAGGAAAATAATTACTGCCTTGTTGCGCCTCACTGGCTACTATACCCAAATAATGATTTGTAGAAAATAATCTGTCAGCAGTCCAATCGGGACCCAAGTCAAAAAATGTTGGGTCAAATATCGGGGTCGCCGCAAGAGTATCAAGTTTACCGACGTATCTGCCATTAGTTATCCAAATATAACCTCCCCATTTAATTATATCTCTTCTTCCCGCCTGTAAGGTTGCTCCTCCTGTTGGGACCGTAGAACCCCAATCTCGGTCTAAATTTGCTCCGTCCCAGCTATTTGTTAATACTCCTTTAGCTATATCTTTATTTGTCCCGTTATAGGCAAATAAAACTCTGTAAGCGCTATCCTGTGTAATATATGTAATAAGCCCTTTTGCCTCTGACATTCCTGACACTATTACATAGTTTTTAGTTCCGTCTCCAAAAGTATTTCCTACATCAGTATCTGAACTGGTATCTACACAATATATTCTTGCCGAATTTCCCAATAAATAAGCTCTCTGATTTAATGAATCGTGTATAATTTCTATAATATGCTGATTTTGACCCGTAATCGTGATATCGGATTTTTTAAATCCAGGAACTAAATATCCGTAATCTCTAAAAATGTCAATGTCTCTCATTACATAATTTCCTTCTCTGTCATTATCCGATATTCCCCCTGTGAAATTGTTATAAATTTGTTTTGGCATAATTTTAAGCCCACGCTTCCCATTGAATAAACAATGTATTTATATTAGTTCCCAACGCAGAAAACGTTGTAAAATTAAGAGTAAAATTAGTTGAATCAACCGCACTAATATCACAAACAATGTGTTCGGTATCAGTGCTTTCATCTTTAATATAAATTATATTACCTGAGTTTTGATAACCGCCAAACGTTGAACCTGCTCCAAAATACATATAACTGCAAGTTTCTCCCGTCGCACCGAGAGACGAACCGACACAGATAGCTCCTTCTCCAGCCGTATCACCGCTTCTTTGGAAAAAAGCCGTAATTTTAATCAGTTTGGGAGTTACGCCTAATCCGTGAGCCACATTTTGAGTTCCTGTTCCTTGCGCTGTTGTTCTGGTTGTTTGTCCAGCACCAAATTTTCCTATCATTAACGGCAACAACTCTCCCTCAAAATACAAATGAGTAATCTCTCCGTAGCTATTAAGAATTTTCTCCCGAAATGGCTTTTTTATTTCTAACACTGGCTCTGGTGTAAGCTTCTTTATTTTTTCTTCCAATAATTTAAGCCGTCGGTCTAATTCTTCACCGAATAATCTCTGTTCTTTGATTTGTTCTTTAATTTTTTGTTCTAAATCTTCTGGCATTGGTTTGGTTATCTTAGTTTTTGGTTTCGTTGGTATAATTGGCTGTGTTTTTTGTTTCTTCCGCCCAAGAAGCCGTATGTTTGGTTTCTTCTGCCCAAGACGCCGTATTCTTGTTTTCATTTGACCAAGAAGCTGTATTTTTGGTTTCTTCCGCCCAGCTTGTCGTATTCTTGCTTTCGTATAACCACCCTTTAAAATTGAGAGCTGTTTTTATGCTTGTTAAGACGAATGAACCGATATCTGCTTTTAATACCCTTTTTAGCTTTATCGCTATACCCGTAAGAGTAAAACTTCCAACGGTAGCGGTAAGAATATGACTTGTTTTTGCCGCCGCCCTTCCTCCATATGAAGCTGAACCATAAGAAAATGAACCATACATAATTTTTATATCAACTTAATCTATGAATTGAAAAATAAGTATCCACTCTTATTGTTTCATCACCTCCGCTTTGTTGATACACATATACTTCTAAAAAATCATTTGCGGCTAAATAAACAACATCGGATATCGATAAAGTCAATCTATCAAAGGTAGTTGCCGCATTACTGGTAGACCACGCATATGAAGTTCCGTTTTTATAAAGAATAGCGTGATAGTAAGTATTAGTATTAGTAGTATTAAACATCACTGAAACATTAACTTGATAATATCCTGCTTGCTGAGCCGTAAATCGGTGAGTAGTTGTGTTAAATTCTCCTAATCCGTCATAATCTTCGGTGTCTAACTCAACCTTTGTGAATGTATTATTAGGAATAGTCTGTTCATTCGACAAATGAACTCTCGCTCGGGAGGAAAAAGCCAATCGCGCTTCAATATCATCTCGGAACTTCTTTGTGGGCGCTAAAACCATTTTATAGGTCTTCCCAGACGTGTTGTGGTTGACATCCGAAGTCCCCTCTTGCGCCCTTATGATTGTTAAAGTATCCGTGCTTCTTGCCGTGCACCTGACTATTTCAACATTGGGGTCGTCAGCGGGGTCGCTGTAATCGCTTGAATTCCACCAAACCAAGTTAAAGCTCCCATCCGAGGAAGGGTCTGGCAGTTTCGCCCCGTCTCCGCTTACCAAATTAACCGAAGTAACTCCAGAGGCGTAACCAGTTGATAACTCAACTTTTGCGAAATTTTTTACTGGGTCTAAAGCCATAGAATTATTGTTTTAATTAAGCTATTGTTAAGAAGCCGTTTGAGCCGTCAAAATCTATTGTCAAGCTCTCTCCGTCGTTTAGGGTCAATGAAGAACCGTAATCATATACCGCTATCAAGGGGTCTGCCGGCGAAGTCGGGGTATCATTGTAGATATAAATATACCTGAAAGGACCGACCGACCCGCCAGAAGCCGTTAAAGTCAAATCATTTAAAGTCAGCTTATATGTCCCGCTTGATTGGGCGGAACTTGCGGTGGTAATGTTCCTTGAAGATAAATTGGTATAACTTATCTGGGTAACATTAGCCAAAACGCCGTTGCCGTCAGCGGTTGGGTTATTGGTTTCGCTTGCTGGAGCGGTATTTGATAAAGCCACTGCCAGCTGGTCAGAACTCAAATCGTGGACTTTTTCTGCTATATGTTCGACGAAATCATTTATTTTTACGAACGTAGCCATACCAAGGTAAGTATTGTTTTAATTTACTTTTTGAAGCGACCTTTAATGTGGGAATTTTAATTACTATATTTTTTCTCCCGTCTGGGTATTTTATTACTTTTGATTTCACTTTTATTTTGCTAATACTCATATCCTGCTAAATCTTTTAGGTATTATTTTAGCTCCCTTTTTCCTATTGCCCCGCCTTGAATAGTATTCTTCCAGCTCCGCCTCTTTCTTTTTTATAACATTGCCGAAAGATATCAAAGTAGCTTCTGGAAATCCCCTCGGGGCGCTCCAAGCCAAAGCCACCTTGTAAGAAATAAGGTCGTGAAAGTTCTCTGGAAATCCAGGTTCTTTGGTTGTGTCTGTTTTTGTAAAAGCGTCTGGCTCTCTGTTAATAAATAACCGCAAACCGGCAGAGAGCGTTACCTCGCTGGAACTCGGGGAAGGATAAAGGAATACTGAATTATATTTCAAATCATAGTATCTCGGCATACCGTCGGTTTCCAAAAACTCTGCTTCCGATATGGGAATTTCCAACTCGTCTAATTTGGCTAATTTTCGGTAATCCCCGCCGCTGTCCTTAACTTCAACCCTGTATATATCAAAGGTGGTATCTGGTATTTCGTAATCCTTCTGCCCGTCAACCAAATTCGTTGTTACTTGGGGGAGATTTGTATAATTGCTGTCATCATATTCCCAATCATTGCTGTATATCCAAATCTTGGTTGAAATCTCTTTTACGGCTATGTTGGCATATCTGGTAAAAGTCGGGTCAACAGGCAAAGTAGTGGTATCTGACTCGTCTATCCCGAGCAAACTTAAAGTGTGGTGGTATAAGCTATTTTCTTTTGAGCTTGAATTATTGAACTGCACGATATTATTTGGTTATTTTTTCTGCGACCTTTTTAGAATTATTTTCTTTTGGCGTATTTCTTTAATCTCCTCGCCAAAGCGCAAGCTCTCTTCATTGAACTTAAAAGTTTTTTATATCCCGCTCTGCTTTTTGAGCAATAACGAGCAACTGACATTTTAGCTCTTTTAGCCGCTCTTCTTACTCGCCCTTTTCGCTTTATAACGCCTTTAATCCAATATCTCGCCATAAGAGTGTTTTAAATTAATTTAAATTATCTTACTTAGTTTCTTGTTTGCGATCTTTTTTGTCTTCCTTATTTGTCGCGGGAGGCAAATTCCGTAAAACATTATTTAAAATTATCTTTAACTGAACCAAGGCCTCGGCTTCATTGCCTTGAAGCTGAACCCTGTTCAAAAATACCAATAAGTTTCTTATTTGCTCTGATGTTAAAGTGTTCATATTATTATTTATTTTGGTTTGCGACCTTTTTAAAATATAATTATTTTTTTCTATTCTTTGCGGCTTCTATGTCGGCAGTGAGTTCAGCTAATTCCTGCTCTAATCGCGCCTTTCTCCGCTCCATTTCCTCAATTGTCGTGAACTCTGTTTTTTCGTGCGTTGTTGTTATTTTAATTCTGTCCCGCTCAACCATTTTCCCGTCGTCTCCCGGGACAGATATTTTTCCAAGATATTCTATTTTTTTGCTTAATTCCGTCATAAGATTATTAAGATTATTTTTTTTAATACAGCGTATTTACGGTTCCCCCGCTGTCTTTATACACCAGTTTTGACTGGGTTGTTGAATAATAAATAGAATTATTGGGAGCTGAGGCGTCTGCGGAGCTGACTGGTCTGAAATACCCGCTTCCGTCTATTACGACCGACCCGCCGACATCAATATCTCCGTCGCTGTCAACCGAAACTTTAACATTCCAGCCAGAATCAAGTATCTTGAATTTCTTTGCTCCCAATGCGTCGCCCAAAATAACGGATACTTCTTTATTCGAAGCGGCTATAAGGTTTAAATTTCCGCCATAACCTACATAAAGGTCTGTGTTGTAAGTTCTTATTATTCCTAAACCGCCAGAATTAAGATAAGCTTGAATGTTTTTTGAACTTTGGTCGTCATATCCATTTATTTTTAAACCTACGCTGTCTTCGCCTTGATTTAAAACTATTCCTGCCGTGCCATCACCAGTTGCCGTTAACCTTCCCGAAGAAAATGTGCCCGTTGTGCTTAAATTTTCATTTCCGAAACTAATGCTTCCAGTTGAATCTGTGATAGAACCGCTCGCAATTGACATCGTGTTAATGGTAAAATCATATATCGCTGAAATAAAACCGCCGATAAGATTTCCATTTGTCCAAATTGTTCCTGTTGTTGAAAAGTTATAACTTCCTATATCTATATTAGAATTGGCGTTGCTCCCGTCAAGCTTTAAATAATTGCTGTCTCCGTAAGTTCCAACCCTTGCGTCGGTATAATATAAATGGCTTGCTCCCTCGCTCAAATCATCTGTGTCTTTTCCCGAAAAATCCGCATCAAAATCGGCTGAGTCATAGTGGTCTAAATCAGAAATATCCGCCTCGACCAAAGCTCTGTTTTCATATCTGTTATTCGTCGAATTGTAGACCAAAACATCTTTATCGGAAGGACTATTGTCATATACATCTGATAGGTCGCCAATGCTTTCTCCTGTTATGTCTTTTAAATAACCTTCTATTGAATGGTCTCCCCAGCTATAAGCCGTGTCCCAGTTGCTGAAATCCTTCCATTGGAAAGTTCCCGCCGTATCATTCCAGTATGGTATTCTGTCAGCATCGGGGTCGGTTAAGTTCTCAAATCCCAAATGGGACAAACTTATAACTCCCGAGGAATAACCTATCCCAGTTCCGCCCGATAAATGAGCGTCAACCTTTGCATCGCTATAATAAAGATTGGTTGAACCTTCCGTTAAATCATCGGTATCAAAAGAGCTCAAATCAGAAAAATGGATTGTGTTGTCGCTTATATGGCTGTCTATCTGGGCGTGGGTATTTGTCCCGACATTTGAAATCTGGGTGTGGTCTATACTTCCTTGGTGCTGGGTAATACTTGAAGACGAAATAGCGTCATCGGGGATTGTCCCCCCGCCGTCATTAGCTCCTAAAATTTGGTCTGCGTCTACAATTCCGATAAATCCGTCGTTTTTTGGCTCTATTTTTGCTGTTAATCCTATTGGCATTTTAGTTTAGTTTTATTTGGTTTGTATTGTTATTGTTCCGAGGTTGGCGTTTTCAGAACGGTAAACATAAAAATCTTCTGTCCAGCCGTTTTGGTTTGTGATACTGACAGTTTCCGCATTTAAAAATGCCGCTTCAAAACCTGTTGAATAATCATAAAAACTATAATTTGTTCCTTTTTCGCCCCACCTCTTTGGGAAAGCAAACAATAAATACTCTCCCGACCCTGCGGTTAAAGCGTCCCAAACCTGCGTAGAATCATTGGTAATTTCCGATTTTTCAAGGTTTTCCACATCGCTTTCCGTATATCCGCTTGTTTTTGTGGTAACTCCGTAATAAATTTTATTTATCGCTTGTCGGGAAGTATAAGTGGTTAAAGTGCCGCTTCCCAAGTTAGGCAGTGTAGAAGCATAAACTTCGTAATCCTCTGTATAACCCGCAGAGTTTGTTACGCTTACCGTTTCCTTTGTCTGAAACGCACAAGTCATTCCCTTAAAGACAAATCCTGTCCCGCCGCCGTCTGTCTCATAATCCGTTCCCGTAGGCAAGTTAGTATAACTCGCTGGGCAAGCCCAAACCAGATATTCCCCGCTTCCCGCATTTATGCTTTTTGATTGGGTATGGTCGTTTGTTAACTGGCTTCCAGACAGCCCCTCGATATCTGCTTCGGTAAATCCAGAATTCTTAGCGGAAACGCCCCAGTATAAGTAATTTCTGAAATAAATCGCACCTTCGTATCTTGTATCGTTATCGGTCCCGTCTGTCGCCTCTAATCTAAATCTTAAATACTGGTCTTTGCTTGCGGGATAATTAATGTCCTGATTGTTTGTCCCGCTTTCGTAATCTGGCGAAGCCATACTTCCCACAGAATTATACGCTCCGCCGTTTATTGACATTTTGACATCAGCGTTTGTCGGCGGTCCATTATTATATGTTGCGGAATAACTCATAGTTCCGTTTGCCCTCCATACTCCCGAACCAATCAATTGAGTTGTTGTTTCTCCGTCGCTGAAAGACGCTATTGAGAAAACAAAACTGTAATCATAAGACGCTGGAACCCATTTGCTTCCATTCCATTTCAAAACCTCGTTCTTCGTCGGCGTATCTGTTGTCGTGTCCACATCGCTCGCCTCGTCTATGGAGTCAGTTCCCTTTACAAAATATCCTGCGATTGAGTGGTCGCCCCAAGAATAGGCAGTGTCCCAGTTAGAAAAATCTTTCCACTCAAAAGTTCCAGCTGTATCGTTCCAAAAAGGTATTCTATCCGCACCTGGGTCTGTTAAACTTTCAAACCCTAAATGAGACAAGCTGATAGTTCCCGAAGAATAGCTTATTCCTGTCCCGCCCGATAAATGAGAATCAACCAAGGCGTTTGAATAGTATTTATTTGAACTTCCTTCGCTTAAATCATCTGTTGTTAATCCCGACAAATCCTCTAACGGCTGTGCGGTCATAGCTCCAAGATATCCCCATTGGGTATTGCTGATAGTAACCGAATCAATGTTTTGCAGTTGGGTTATTTCATTTGAAGATAAATCTTCGGTCAAAGCATACCTTGCGTGGTGGTCGTCAGAATTAACGTCAGACAAATCCGAATGGGAAAGAGTGGTAGATTCCCAATCAACCCCGTCGGCTCTTAAAACATTTCCCGCTGTTGGGGTTGCGGTATTTACATCAGACAAATCTGATAATTGGGTAGCTCCGCCGCCGCTTTCAGTTTCGCATTCCCATTTTCCAGAAGTAGAATTATATTTTAGTATTTTGCCATTGGCAATATCCGTTAAGTCCACATCTGATAAATCTCCTATGCTTTCACCAGTAATATCCTTTAAATAACCCTCCGCCGAGTGGTCGCCCCACCCGTAAGCTGTATCCCAGTTGGAAATGTTTAGGTTTCCAGCCGTTATATCTCCCGTTGTGGTTAAGTTTTTATCTCCCAAATCAACATTTTTTTTCGCTCCGTCATAAGGGACAAAAATGTTTTGAAAAATCTCTGAATTTGCTGGTATCTCCCACCTTGAACTTATGTCTCCCTGATAGTATATCCTAACGGTTGGGGCATTTCCGCTTCCCGATACATCTGCGTAAAGCTTTCCCACAATTCTGCTTCCCGCCTCAAGAATATAGTCTTCTTCCAATTGTAGAGGAATAAGGTAAGACGCTTTATCAGTAATAATGTTTGAATTTGAGCTTGTGGCGATAACTGTTTCTGAACCGCCCGACTTTCTCTCAATTAATTTCCAATAAACTCTTAAATCCTTTGTGCCAGTTGTTTTTTCTAATGTAATATACCAATTATATATTCCCTTTAATAGTTTTGAGGGTGCTTCTCCCGATGCCGAAATCCAGCCACCGATATATGCGTCATCCGTCAAATCTGCCGCCTCTATGTATGTCTCTGCGTCTGCCGAAGGATTAAGGTAACAGGTCTTGTATCCCGTGGCGTCGTCTTCGTCATACATATAATAGCTCGCTCCGAGAGAAGTTACGGCGAAATCAACATATTCCTTGTTTACCAAGCTCTTAATATCGGCGCTTCCGCTCGGGGTTGTATTTAAAAGAGGAATTCCGTTTGTAATTGTTTGCGGCGATGTCTGGTCTAATTTCAGTAAAGCGTCCAATTCGGCTTGTAAATCAGTCTGGTCTGAAAGATTGCCCGTGATAGAGCCCCAAACGCCGCCGCCAGTTCCTACCAAGCTGTCTATCTCGTCTTTTGTATAAAAATGCTGTTCCACCCAGTCCTGCGCCGCTCCGCCTCCCCGAATAACTTGCTGAACCACATTTTTTATATTATGGGTATGGAGCTTATCAGCGTTTGAGCCGTCGGTTAGGGTTTTAAGGTCTTTGGGGTCTGGAAGCTCTTCTTTTAAGTTTTTAATGTCCTCTTCTATTTGCCACTTTACATTATCTATGGTTTCGTCTATTCTGGACTGGTCTGCGTCTTTTCCCGGTTCGCCCTTCGGTCCCTGCGGTCCCCTTTCTCCCCTTGGTCCTCTGTCGCCCTTTTCTCCTTTCGGACCACGGGGTCCCGGCGGTCCCGGCGGACCTTGCGGTCCCCTGTCTCCTTTTTCGCCTTTTTCTCCCCTTAAAGTTTTTCTTCTTTTTGCCTTCCGCTCTATCTCAAATCTGTCGTATTCCGCTAATGTGAAACCTGCCTCTTTTATTATTTCAGCTTTAATTTTATTTTTGTCCCGCTCTGATAAAATCTCCCCTCCTTTAAGGGCTTCTTCCTCGGCTTTTTTAAGCAGTATCCTTATCAGTTTCCTTATTTTCGTGAATTCGGATATGGTCATATTCTTTTAATACTTCATTATAGAAATCCAACCTTTCTTGGTCTGATTTTCTTTGTTGTTGGACGCCGGCTAATACCCTTTGCCATTTTTCTTTTGAAGTACCGGCAAGTATTTTTCTATTTAAATACCTTTCTTCAATTTCAGCCGTAAATATCCTGCCTTCCGTTCTGGCTATCAATTCCAGTAATATAGCTTTTTTATTTTCATCTTTTAACATAATGCTGAACCCTTTAATTTTTTACCCACCGAGTGAGTTTTGTTTTAATTAGTTTTAAATTGGGCAACACGCAATGTCCTAAAATTTTTCCTTGTATCGGCTGTAAAATGGGTCTTGTGTATTCTGGGCGATTAAGCTTCTGGTAGCCCTTATTGTATGTTTCCGTCCAAAGCGTATACGCTTCTGAAAACGGGACATCATATCTGCCGCACAATCTCTCAATCTCCTTGCAAACCTCAATATCTATTCCGTATCTTGTCGTGGATAGTATTTTAGCCAGCTCCGTTGTTTCCGATTTCCGACATATTTGGACTTTTAATCCCGCCCTTCTAAAATACTCGGCTATAACATCTGCGTCTTTGCCGCCGACAAACTTTACAAAAGTTCTTATTCCGCTTTCAAGGTGCGGGTGCATTCCCCTGACTGGGCTGTGGACTGCTCCGCATTTTCTTGATGTGCCGACTGGAACTGTGCTGTGAATTACCGTATATTTCGGATTGTATTGTTTCTGGTATTTCTTGACTATCCCGACAAACTTGTTTGAATAAGGAAAACAGATATGTATTATTTCTATATCCTTTAAATCTATATTTAACTTGTCTCTTATATATGTTTCGTGCGAGTTGCGCAAAACTTTATATAACGCTTGCCCTATTTCGCCCGCTCCTATTATTAATCCCTTCATATTTTTTTGAATAGCCAGCTTGTTGATTGGACTTTGTCTCCAAGCCCGTAAACCATTTTAATTAAACATTTGTCGCAAATATCTTTTTCTGGAACATTTTTGTTGTCTCTGTCGCCCCCGTTGGCGAATATGTCTGGTTTTAGCATTTCAAGCGTTTTGCATACCGTTCTGTCTTTGTCTATGCTGGGTATCGCCTTGTCCACATAGCGAATGCTTTGAATTACTTTTAACCTTTCTTCCAACGGAACTATAATTTTGCCGTATTTTAATATCTGCTGCGTGTCGTTATTTACAATAGCTATAACTCTTCCCAGTTTGCTGGCTTGCCTAAAATACTCTATATGCCCGATATGCAGCCATAAAAAGTATCCAGACACGGCTACTTTGTTTCTTTTTTTCCAAGGTTTATACCGATATTTCTTGCCCAAGTTTTTATACCTGTTGTTTTATCCAATTATATGTCCTTGAAAGACCTTTTTCTAATGGTATCTGCGGCTGCCAGTTAAGAACCTTTTTACATAAAGTATTATCGGAATTTCTTCCCCTGACGCCCTGCGGTTTATCTGTATTGTGCCTTATTGTTATTTTTTTGCCAGCTATTTTAGCTATTATATTCGCCAACTCGTCTATCGCAACCAATCTGTCTGAACCTATGTTTAGCGGCTCCCTAAAATCAGAGTTCATTAACCTGTATACGCCTTCCACGCAATCATCTATATAGCAGAAAGACCTTGTTTGCCTGCCGTCTCCCCATATTTCCACCTCTTCTCCTTTTGCTATTTTTCTGCAAAGAGCCGCTGGAGCTTTCTCTCTTCCGCCCTCAAATGTCCCTTCTTCTCCGTAAATGTTATGAAATCTTGCTATCCTTACTTCAAAAAACTTATTAAATGAAGCCCATAATCTTTCCGAGAATAGCTTTTCCCAGCCATATTCGTTGTCTGGTTCTGCTGGATAGGCGTCTTCTTCTTTCAATGCTGTTATATTCGGATTTACTTGTTTTGATATTGGATACACACAGGCGGAACTTGAATAAAATGCTCTCTTAACCCCGTTTTCCTTACAAGCCAGAGCCATATTGGTATTTATTAAAACATTGTCCGAAAGAACATCTGATTTATGAAATGTTATAAATCCTATGCCGCCCATATTTGCGGCTAAATTGTATACATCGTCAACTCCATTTGCCGCTTTTAGGCAGTTTTCTGGGTTTCTTAAATCAATTTTTAAGAATTCGTCCATTTCGTTTTTGTTTGAAAATTCTGGTTCTTTTATATCAACTCCCCGAACCCAGTATCCCTTATTTTTAAGGTATCGCGCCAAGTGGTGTCCTATAAAACCGCCAGCGCCGGTTATGCATACTTTTCGCATATTTCTAAATACTTATTTGCTTCTTTTTTATAATGCTCTAAAAATGTTTTTGTTTCTTTGTTTTTGCCGTTAAGCTGGTCTAACAATTCCGCCAAACAATCTCCCCAATCTTTTTGTTTCAGCTCCGCTTCCTCAAATGAGGGTAAAATATCTTCTAAAATCATAGCTTCTTTTATTTCCTGCAATGCGTCCCGCAAATAATCGTGGCTGTTTCTTATATGTTTTGACAGGGGTCTTCCAAAAAATATCCTTCCGCCCAAATGGTTTGCTATTTTCTCATAGAACAACCCAGCGAATATATCCGAATATCTTGTTGTTTCGCCCTCCATTTTAGGTCTAAAAAAGTATCCGCAAAGCGTATCCGTTAAAATAGCCGTGTTCTGCGAATTAAACGGGCAATACTGGTTTTCCCCTAAAATAAATTCGTCTGAAAGCTCCGTTGTCCTTACATCTTTTATCAGATGAAAAACCGCATCGACATCTGGGCTTTCCGTCCAAAGACCCGCATTTACTATTACTTGGTCGTTTTCTTCCCTTTCGGAGATTATTTCGGCTTCTCTCATTTTCGAGTAAGGAAATCCCCTCGGGAAAATGTCTCTTCGGTTTAACGCCTCGCAACAATTAACCCAATTATTCCTTGAATACCAAGCGTAAAACTTATCTATATCGCCGACTTTTGACATTGACAAATACCATAAATTGTCATTGAAATAATTATCGTCGTCTAAAAGAACAACAAAGTCGTCTTTCCTCTCCATCGCTCTTATTATCCCCTCCATTCTTTTTGCGTCGTCATTCTCGTATCCCAACAGGTTTCTGTCCAGCCATTCGCCGCCCACCTTTTTAACGGTTTCCCTCGCTTCTTCTGGCGTTTTATTGTCTGGGACAACTATTATGTTGTGGGAAACATCTTTTAACGCCTTATGGTAATCAATCAAAAGCTTCGGGTTATTTATTGTTGTAAGAACTATCGAAAACATCTTTAAACATCTTTAAACATTTTTGATATATTTTCTATTTATACAATAATCCCAGTATTCGTTTTGCTTTTTCTTGTGGTCTTTTCTGTGTTCCAGCCCTTTCCCGTCGCCTATAATGTTTTTAACCCTACCAGACAAGCAAGCTAAAACTTTGTGTATCGGCTGGTTGTTTCCCCAATAAAGCCCGTAGAATATCTCCCCGTGCGTCCTGTCGTCTATATTTTTTATTTCCTGCGGGAAACTTCTTGACCTTTCCAAGTGTTCTCTGTCTATTATGAATATCTGCCCCTTGATTATGTGGACAAACTGGTCTTTTTTTGACAGCTCCGAGCGGGTATGATAACAATCTGTATATTTCTGCCCGTCAACAAACTGCCTTACTCCACGCCAGCCCAATATAACTTGCGGGGGCTCTTTCTTTTTCGCTTCTAAAAGGTCTTTAATCACATAATCGTCCATCAAATGGACATCGTCGTCTAACATTACAACATATTTTGTTCTCGCCATTCTCGCCAATTCCCACCTGCTCTCAACGCCAGTATTTATCGGGTCTTTAAATGTCGCGCAACCGAAGTTATTGTCTTTTCCAGAACTATCCCAGACCCATATTTCCTGCTTTACGCCTTTCTGCCTTTTAAGCTCTTTTATCAATCTCTTAACCTGTTCTGGTCTCTTGTAGTTAAGAAGTATTGTTGTTATGCCGCCATCATCTTTTTTCAAGTTATCTGGGGACACAACTATATCTTTGCTTGCTGGGTTCTTTTTTCTGGCTATCATTTCCTCTTTTAATATCCCGCAAAGCTCTTCGCACCTTTTAAGGTAAGTATAGTTTTCCTTGCAATACCTGTGTCCCGCCATTCGTATCTTCTCCCTTTCCTTGTCGTGGGTCAAATAATAATCAATTATCTCTTTTAGCTGTTCGTAATTCCCATACTCAAACGGAATAAAATGCTTATAATACCTAAACTCTTTTTCAAGACCCGAAACTCTCGGCGTTACCAAGAAACCGCCTCGCCCCAATGTCTCATAAACTCTGTTAGACCAATAATTCGGCGAAGGATAGTTATCTCCGACAACAATTTTAACCGAGGCGAATAAATCATTAAGGTCTTTCCCCCTTATTTGGTTCTCGTCTCCGTATCTTTTATACTTGCTTCCATAATTATTTCTTAAAAATGCGTCCAATTCCTCCCTCTTCGGATGCCAAGCGTTCTTATTAGCCACAAAAACTATTTCTTCTGGAATATCTTTTTTGTTGCCGATAAATGCCTCGTCCTGAAATATGCCCTGCCTTAATACCCTGTTGTCAACGCCTACGGACTGCCACTCTCTTTGGTGTCCGCCGTCTGTCGTCAAAACAATATCCGCCTTAAATCTATCGTGCCTTGTCTCGTGCTCTCTCGGAGTTCCCCAATAAAGGTCATACAGCCAGCAAACAGAAATTATGTTTTTTCCTCGGCAGTATTCAAGAATATCAGATAACGGCTGAATTGTATTCGCCTTGCTGTATAAGAAAACATCTGCTTTTTTTAGTTTTGCGATTATCTCTTCATTTCCGCTTACCCCTTCGTAAGCGAAAGATACGCTGTGCCCAAGCTTGCTTAACGATTTTATCACCCAAACTTCTGTCCTGTATGGCTTGTTAAATGTGCCGAGGTATAAAATGTTCAAGGTATTCAAGGTATTCAAGATATTCAATTATTATTATTATTATTTGTGTTTTCTTTTGTGCGCCGACAAGCCCGCTTTTGTTTTTGCTTCAAAACCGCATATCGGACAAGTATAAGAGATTTTTCCGAGATTTTCTTTCTTATCTTCTTCCTTTGGAAGTTCTTTCACATC